GAAAGGGAGAAGCTGTTCTGTGAATGAAGTACCCTATAACATCGCTCCCTCCTTAATTCGCCTTAGCTCAATTCCGGGCTAAGATCGGTTAAGGCCACCCACCTCGGACGAATTAACGTCCGAGGCCTCTGCGGAACCCCGGATTCCCATTTGGTAAATGGGTCCGGGTCTTCAGTGAAAAACTGAAGCAGCGCAGAGTCGTCTTCGATCGGGAGACGCGCTTGCTTCCCTAAAAGGGTTGCAACACGTATCTCGGTCCTCTGCAGGTCGGCATTTTCACGCACCCTAAGGTGTGGATTATGTGGACCCGTAAAGGACTTGAGACCGAAGACACCAGAATCGGCGTGTACCAAAGGAATATCCTTTGGTATGGTCGACGCGAGTCGACTTGCCGCGGTGAGCAAGAACTTCTTGTAGAAGTTATTGCTAGTTTCCACGGTACTCGCTACCGACTCTGGCTTGCCATCGTTGAAGTTGCGCCAATACGCGGGTGTTACAACACTTCCGCGGAAGGCGTCTACACCGCAGGACTCTCTGAAGTTTCCACTCCAGAAAGACTTGCTAATGTTAACCTTGAAATCCAAAATCTCAAGGGCTTCAACAAACAGCTCCCGACTGTCAACGGGGATGACAATGTCATCTCCGAAGACGGCCACCTGACCAGCGAGAGACTTAATGAGTCTCATGGCGTTTCTGGCTCGCGGAACAAGACCTCTAACGGTCATGACCGCCGCCAGCGCTACGCTCATGAAAATCAGGCTCTCGACAGGGAAGGTACAGGCGTTGCCCATCGTTGAGAATTTTCTCAACGGTATCAAAGACGGAACCTTATCGGTTACGTCCTGCGATACTACCTGGGTACGAGACGCTCTTAAGCAGTTTAAAAGTCTCGGATTTTTCCGAAACATCTGCCCAACAGCGTGACAGGTGACACGATCGCTAGCTGCCGACAAGTCGACAGTAGCAAGCGTGCCGTCCTTGGACCCCAATTTGCAAAGATTCTGATTAAGCTCCTGATCGCGAAAGCGAACAAAGAGATCAATCCACGAATCTCGTGCTCGTTGGCAAAAGTAGTGCCAGATATTCTGCTGACACCACTGATTCGCACTCGGCTCCGCGGCAATAAGTCGCGGCTTCGAGTAGGTCTTCGGGACACATACCATTCGAGAACAAAGCTCTCGCGAGCTAATATCTCGTCCAGTATGAACTCTGTCTGCCCAACTGCTATGGCTATGGAAACCATAGTCGGCAATTGGATACTCGGATTCCAGAGCATCTGACCAGTTAGTCCAACAGTATTTGTTGGCCGGTCCACGATACTCTGAAACAGCACCTGGGCCGTGTCTGAACCGCCATACACTCGGATCGTAAGACCCGAGCGTTGCGGTAACGAGACCTGACACGAAGTCAAGTCTCGCCAGGAGGATTGACAGCTGCCTTCGTTTATGCGAAGGCAAACTCCTAACTCGTCCCTCGTAGAGGGTCGACCGACTGAATCCTTCATAGGTCAACCTTCGTGCTCCCAAGGTTTCGGCTGCGCTGGACGCGTCTTTCGACGCTTTCTCGCAGTCGCCCGACTCTTCTGAAGGACTAAGTCCTTCAGAAGCCTCGAGACACCCCGGAGCAGGGCGAGTTCGTCGACAGTATTGCTCCCCTCGAGATAAATCTCGAGGGCTCGCAGTACCTGAATACGAGCCTTTAGGATCGAAAGATCCTTGGGTCGCATCAGACTCTCGACGGAGTTCAGTAGACCAGAACTGTTCAGGTTCTGGTAAACCGCTGTCAACCGAGAAGAATTCAACGACCTCACGGACGTTGGCCTCCTCGCTGCAAGCGATTTTGCCTTTTTTGAATGCCAGCGTGAGCTGGCGGACAAAGAAGACGGCTTCGACATTGCAATCCTCCTTCAGTTGACCCGAATCGTGAAAAACCAGTAAGTACAGTCCCCGAAGAAATTTCGGAATTTGTACTCTATTGGAGTACCTCTTAGAAAGAGGCAACCCTGATAGTCTGTACTGGCCGCCTGACAAGCACCTGTCAAAGTGCTTGCCAATCGCGGGGAGATCTTCGAGAAAAACTCGAATTCCTCTCCGCGCCACGATTCTCTGGAGACGGTTGAGATCTTTCTCAAATTCGCCTCTCAGGGTCGGGAATGCGTGGGAAGCGTCCGTAAGGATGGCCTCCCACAAGTTCTGAAGCTCCCTAACATGGCATTTAGACATTGCAGGATCAACTCCTGTAGATGTCCCATGCTGTTAGGCATTTCCACGGACTCTTGCGCGGACAGGTTCCTGCGCCAAGCCCAGTCAGCTACAAGCTGCTGGCGCCCCCTCTGAGAGGGCGGCGTGCTTGGACTAGGATTCCCATCCGTCCAGGCTTACCAAAAAGGCATTCGAGGTGAGGATCATAAGATCCGCAACTGCGTCTGCCAAATCGGTAGCGGTGTCGCCCGGTTTCGTCTCGATCACGAAGTAGAACTTGCGTTCGTACTGCGGGACCTCGCCGGAGGCGTAAATCGTATGCACAACTTCAAAGTTGTGACGATCAGCCTCGTACGGGCGAGCCAAGGTCGGCGCCACTTTCGTGTGCCGAATCCGGGCTCGGTACTCATCAGTTGCCGACTTCAGGAAATACTCCGAAGAGTAGTCCTGTTCCTTGATCTTGGTCATGACAGTTGCCACCCCGGCAATTGTCAACGTTAGCGTGTTTCCGAACATAGGAGACTCCTGGTTGGATCTCGAGGACAGTCAAAGGATCACTACAGTCAACGAGACTGTAGAACACCTTTGAACCACTGCGGTATTCGCAGCACCCCGAGAGACCCGACTATCGACAGTTGACTGTTCGTAAGAACAGGCAACCTCAGCGAGGGGAAAGCGATGGGGAAGACGTTCGCAAAGCGATACTTCTTCTCTCTGTGAACTACTAGGGGCTCTAATTCGAGCTCATAG